TTTACAAAAGTGCCTGTATGAGCCTCGTATGCCATCCTAGCGAATGGCTCTTGCTCTGTACCCCATTCCATTGCAGCATTGGTAAACGACTCCCCTACCTTGTTAGTCAATCGCTGAACGACTAACTCCATCTTGTAGTTCTTACGACTTGCAGATTCGCCAGACTTAATCTTGGCTAAGACATCTGCGACCCGACTAGCGGTTACTTTGCCTAATCTGGCAGCAAACCATTCTTCTGTTCTTTGTTCCATACAATCCCTTTCAATGGATTTTTTGATCCGCATGAATCTGCTGTAAGCAGTCATTCAGAAACTTTACCATAATTTCTGAAACTTCTAAAGATAAATCTGACCCCTCAATCTCAATAGAAAAATGATATGGAGATACCTCGGTTATCGTCATTACTGCTTGAGATACTGGTTCAGACATATTTTGATCGTTGCATAGCCTCTGCTATAAAACACCGATTCTCCCCTTTCATTTTCTTTTGGTACTCATCACTACAATCATCGCAGACTGTAACTCTTTCTCCTGATCCCCTCCTGTAATACTGCCATTTTCTATAATCTAATTTGGAATGAAAGCATACAGGATACCAATCATTCTTTATCGTCATCGGCAAGAGGTTCTTGGGGGTCTCTGCGAATAAGCTGTGTATCGACTCCATCATTTTCAAACTGCCTTTGGTATGCGAGAGACAAGGCATCAATGGCTGCATCCCAACCCGAAGCAAAGAAATGCTCACAGATAATAGACTGCCCAGAAGGAATATCTACTTCCTTTAAGGTTCTATAGAAAGCCTCCATACAATGCTTGTTTCTCATTTTATTAATTCCTCGATCCAAGAAGTTGCCAATTCCCAAGACACCTTTATTATCGCAAAAGGTAACAAAATGTAAACACCTATCCCTACTAGGACTTTTGCCACTTTTTCCATTGCACAACTCCTGGTATCTCTGGTATCTCTACATTCTCTAGAGTCCTCGCTGTCAATGCGCGAAACTCAGACCATTTCTTTTGGTACTTCTTTTGCTCACTTGCCGGTACATAACCATAAATCTTGCGCCACCGAATCGTAATATCTGTGCTACTAGGTGTGTAGATATAAGTACCCTCATCTATCGCCTTGGCTACATTCCTAGCATCTTCAAAAAATTTATTTACCATATCGTCTCTCCGACTCTCGTTTTAAACAATGTTCGCACTTCCATCTCATAACTGGTCGAACCCGATTTCCTGCTGCTACCAACTTAAAACCAGCTTTTGGTCTATCAGCTTGACAAGAACTACACCACTTTTTCTCCATCCCATCCTTCCTTCATATATCCATATTCCGAGGCATCTGCTACGGCTGTGAGTTTTAAACATACATCGCAAAGGTCTATCCATGATCTGTGGTTTTCCGAACTTTTGAGTGGATGTGTACCCCAAGCCTTACCGCACTCGAAGCACACATTGTCTGGCTGCTCATCAGCTAGTCTCACTCAGTTCTGCCTTCCGCTTTTCTTTGGCATCGTTTACCTTCTTCATCGCCTCTTTGTCCTTAGACACTTCCTTAAACGCTTGGGCAAAGTTCACCTTTAGCTCTGGGATGTCCTGAGAACCTAATATCTTTTCTACAAACTTTGTAGAATCTACCTCTATATCATCCCACAAATCCTCACCGACATAAAGAGATAAACCGAGACCATGTAGAGCAATCGCTTTAGCCAGGCATCTCTGCATCGCTGTATTAACAGCAAACGCATCTGGGTTAGGTACTGCCTTATTTCGATAGTCCATGACAGGTAACTGCGCTGTCATCGACTTACCAAAGGCATTGACTGTGCAGAACACCATCACAGTCTCACCAAACACTACAGGCTGACCATAACTCCAAGTAGCTTGTGGATCGTGTTGTAGCAATGTATCCACAGCCCACGCCCAAGAAAGGTAGCTTAGTCCATTCTTCTTGTCAATTTTGTCCGATACATCTACATTCCTAAGTTCTAAATATTTACTCATAATGAAGCTCCGTTTTCATTGTTTTAAACAATTCCCATAACAGGTGATTTTGTCTATTTGCTTTAGCTAAATCTCTTTCAAGATCAATAATCTTCCATTCAAGATCATCAACTTTTTCTTCTAAATTTTTCGCCACTACTTTCTTTTTATTCATACATCCCCCTTATAAAAGTTCATCTTCAATATGATCGTGGACTAAAAAATAAACTGCACGACCAAAGTTATGCCAATCACCCTTCTCTGCGTACTGGCGATACAACTCCCACTTCTCAGCACCCTTCTTACTTTCTACTGCTTTACCAAGATACTCTACAAAGTTATCTACATCAAGCACATCGCAGTCAGCACCTTTCTTCATGTGGTTCTCCCATAAATACTCTTGCTCACTAAAAGCTGGTCTGCTCTCAAAGTCAGGCATAAAGTTCTCTTTCACGACACACCCCCTGTTTTCCAAACATACACAAACATCGCTGGTGCAAGCATAAGGATAGCTGCCACAGCACCCCAAAATATATCTTTCCATTCGCCTTTAAAGTCTTTCATAATTCCCTTTCAAAGAAATAAGCGACATCGCTTATGTAGAACTATACAGATATTTGTAGAGATTTGTAGAATAATTACTAGGGATATACCCTAATATCTACATTTACCTATTTTGGGTGTAGAATCAATGTTCTACAAAAGGAGATAACATGAATACTGTTGCGAAAACCCAACAATTTGATAAATTATTAGAGGTCTTTGGCACATATAAGGATATCGCGCATCATCTTGGGATGAAGTATGTAACTGTCTATGCCTGGTCTATGCGGAACTCTATCCCCAAGAAACACCACGAAGCCATCATAGAAGCCTCGTTTGGCAAGATAACAGAAGAAGACCTTGCCTAACTACAATCAGCGTACAAAGGCTCTATACGAGTCTCAGGGATATAAATGCGAAGTGGTCGAATCCTACAACTCTTTTACAAAACGAAAAAAAGATATGTTTGGCATACTAGACATGGTGGCTATTGGAAACGGAGAGTCTTTAGGTATACAAATGACATCTAAAAGCAATATGTCATCCAGAATTAAAAAGATCCAAGAAAGCGAATATCTCCCTGAACTTATTAGGTCTAAGTGGAGAATTATCGTAATAGGCTGGTTTAAGAAACCTAATGGGAGGTACGACTACAAGGAGTTTGTGTTCTGATCGGGAAATTATTGGCTAATTTGCCTATTTTTTAAACAGAATGAACTGATCGGGATATAAGTTTTTGGTTTATAATTACATTAGCAGATTGATCCCTGTTAGCAATACTCCATTAGACCCTATAGGGTAGCTTTGAGCATTTAGTAAAGCCAATGGAGTGCTTTACTAAGTGGGATCAACTTAGAGCTACCTTATGGGGTTTTTCTATTTCTGCTCGCACTCCAGGCGAAACATAGTGCTTAGATCGGCAGCGTGGAAGAAAAGATAGGCTCATTACCCGATGGCAAGCCTCGCAGACTTAAATGGGTACTGCACAAAATTGTAGATAATAGGGTGAGCTAATCTGCAATTGAGTAGAACATTATCTTAGGAAGGACTAGTCTGGTAACAGATGGGTCAGGGTGGCAGAATAAATGCCTATCACCCTTTAGTAGAGTATTGTCAAAATATATACAAAATATATAGTTATTTAAATATTTACCTACAAGTTGTATATTGTTATATAAACATTACCTATAAGTTAATTAATGATCCGTTAATGTTACATTAGGGAAAATACTTAGGACTTATTTGTAGAACTCGTATAAGATTATTAAAGCTACAAAGGGGAAAAAATGATTATCAAATCAAAGTTTTGGTATATTTTACAAAAGCATATAGAGCTAAGAAAGAAAAAGTGAGTGCTTGGCTTATTATTGTTACAGGCTTGATATACCTTTATATTGGGATTGAGCAAGGAGTAAAGGGTAATGTGCCTATGGCAGTTGTATATACAGGATATGCGTTTAGTAATGTTGGTCTTTACATCTTGGCGAGTAAATAATGCATTGGAATCATAGAGTGGTAGACTTTTCAGATGAAAACGATGGAGACCCTTGGGTCGAGGTATGCGAGGTCTTTTACGATAAGAACCATGAGCCTTATCTGTACACAGCTAGAGGTGTTGGTGTGATGGGAGAGGACTTAGAAGAAGTAAAGCAGAATCTCTATAAAATGTTAGATTGCTTAAATAAGCCAGTTCTTATGAAAGCAGACTTTAATAAAAACATAAAGGTATTCATAGATGAAGATACAAGTTAATATAATTAAAGAACTACCAGATGGATCGGCAGAGTGCGAACTCACGATGGATAAAGCCGGTCATAAGTTTTTAATGCAAGCAGGTTTTACAGCAGTAATGGAAACAGTAATAAACGAAAGGAAAAGGGAAAATGACATTCGAGAACTTTTGGTCGCAATACCCAAAAAAGGTCGGAAAGCTAACAGCAAAAAGATCGTGGGAAAAGCTAAGTCTAGACAACCAACAAAAAGCACTAGAGGCAATAGCAGAGCATCGAAAATACTGGGTAGCAAAGGGAACTGATTGGGAGTTTATCCCTCATGCCTCTACTTGGCTAAATCAGGAGAGGTTCGAGGATGAGCTTGTCATCGAGCAGAAAGAAAACAAGAGACCACCTCTACCTTGGTATGCAAGCGATGAACTTACTTTAGCTAAAGGTAGAGAACTAGGATTAAACCCATATGCAGGAGAAACCTTTGCCCAATTTAGAGCCAGACTTTCGGCTAAGATCGGCAGTACGGCAACTCTGTAAGTGGAGAGCAGTTTGGGGTCTGACTAAGTGGAGAAAGTATTTATCAGACCATACGATAGATAAAGACCTATTA